GCACTCTCGAAGCGCTCAGTCAGCTGCTCCACCAACTCGGGCAACTGGACATCGCGCAGGCGCGCAGGCTTTGGCAGGATGCGCGCCGTCGTGAAGTGGATGAACTTGAGCTCGGCCATCGGGTTGACCGGGATCAGGTCCAATTTGCGGGCCTGACGGAAGGCCACGGCGAGCAGGCGATACAGCTGCTGGACGTACGACAGCGACAGTTCTTCCTGCGCCGGCCACATCAGCAGTTTGTCGAGGGTCTGGGCATTGACATCGCGAAGCAGCAGATCATCCAGGCGCGGCTTCAGCTGGCAACTGATGGCTGACTTGCCGGCCGAGCGCCGTTTAGCAGACAACGCGCGCGAACGGGCCATGCGATCGGCAAACCAGTCCAGCAGCTCGCCGACAGTCACCCAACCCGACACGCTGGCTGCGCCATCAGCCGCCACCCGCAGGCGCACCGCTGGCAAGGCCGCGACCACCTGCTTGGTGCTCAGGTCCGGGAAGCCGCCAATGCGGTGCCACTGGCGTTTGTTCAGCAGGTACCAAGACCCGCGCCCGCGATTCTTCGCATAACGGAAGTGCAGCGCGGGATGGCTGGCATCACGCAGGTCGCGCACGTGCTCGAGCTTGGCGTTGCGTTGAATTTCGGCGTCTGACAGCTTCACGGTCAGGGTCTTGATCAGTGCGCTCAATCGGTTTTCTCCACCTGGTTGAAACGGTCCACCACCTCGAACGTTGAAGGCCACATCCACGCACCATACCGATTGGCCATGGCCTCATCGGCAAACAGCGCCAACGCATAATCAGGAGTGCTGCCCAACTCCATCTTGAAAGAGCAGCAGAACACCGCGTAGCGGTAGGTGGACGGATCGGGAACAGCGAGTCGCCTTGTGCTCATCAGAACGATTCCTTTTTTCGGTAACGGCTGGCCAGACTGGTGACCTTTTCCGGCTGCTCAACAGGTTCGGGCTTCCACCCGGCAGCAAGGTTTTCAAAACGGTTGAATTGGCCAAGGAAGGCGGTACGAACGGTGCCCATCTCGATGTCACGACCCTTGCCGATGATGATTTCGGCAATGCCTTTAGCGTCGGTGTTTTCGTGGTAGACCTCGTCGCGGTACACGAACAGGATCACGTCGGCGTCCTGCTCGATGGCACCGGACTCCCTCAAGTCCGAGGGGATCGGGCGCTTATTTGGGCGTTCTTCGCATTTGCGCGAGAGCTGGCTGAGCAGCACAACAGGGATGCCCAGCTCCTTGGCGAGCAACTTGCACCCCCGGCTGATACTGCTGACTTCTTCGGTTCGGTTCCCACCCTCGCCTTCCAGCAATTGCAGGTAATCGATCATCAGCAGATCAAGGCCGTAACGCATCTTGTGGCGGCGGGCCAGCGAGCGGATGCGACCAATCGAAGAGCCAGCCCGGTCAGCGATGTACAGCGGAGCACGGCGAAGCACGCCGGCCGCAGCAGATAGTTCAGCGCCATGGCTCTGGCACGCTGTTCCGTTCTTCACCAACGTGAGCGGAATACGTCCCTCGGACGCCACAGCCCGATCCAACAATTGGCCTTTGTTCATTTCCAGGCTGATAACGAGCGCCGACTTGCTCTGGCGCACAGCAGTCTCAATCACAAAGCCCATGGCGAGCGTTGTCTTGCCCATGGCAGGACGGCCCGCAACGACGTACAGGTGATCCGGTTGCAGGCCGCCCAGCTTCTCGTCCAAATCTTTCAAGCCGGTTGATAGGCCGATCAGCGTTTCACCGCGAGCATGGCGATCGTGTCGCTCCTGCCACACTTCCAGTTGGTCGGCCAGCACGTCACCCACTTTGACGATGTCGTCATCACCCGAACCGCAGTCAATCGCCATCGCGGCAGCCTGCACGGTGGCGATTTTTGCCTGCAGGTCCTGTTCGCTGTGCGCGATATCCATGGTGTGGCCGCCGAGGTCGAACAGTGCCCGCTCAATTGCCCGCTCCCGCACGATTGCCGCATAGGTCTTGGCGTTGGCAACGCTAGGAGTACCGTTAACGATTTCGGCGCAGTAGGCGAACGCGGGGCTTCCGTCGAGCAGAGTGCCGACGTGATTGCCAACTGTGAGGAAGTCGACAGCCTTGCCAGCAGCGCGAACCGCCAGGATTCCCCGGTACACCTCGGCATTCTCAGGAAAGAAAAACGATTCGGCGGAAAGGTCGTCGCTCAGGGAGTCGATTAGCTCAGGGCGCTGCATCATCGCGCCGAGCAGGCCGTGTTCAGCCTCGATGCTGTGTGGTTCACGCATTGTAATTGCCCTCCACAACCTTGACGAAGTTGCTCGGGGCGATCAGCCAGTCGAAGCTGGCACGGAAAGGTGCGCCGCCGTTTTTACCCGAGGCACGCCCCATCAGGAAATCGGACTGGGCGACGGTGGCGAAGTACTCAGTCCAGAATTCGAGGCTCTGGTGAACATCGCTCTGGTTCCAGCGCGAACGGATTTGCTTTTTGCGGGCCTCGGATACCAGAACGACCGTAGGCAGCACCGGTGTGAGGAGTCGGTTGAACAAATCAACGATGTCCTGAACCGGGCAAGACGGGGAGCGCGAAACGCGATTCCCATCAGGTGACGGTTCAATTGACGGTTCCTTTACGGTTCTGGGGGCATCTGGTGCCGGGGTGACAGGCATATCCTGCCGGGGTGATGGGGCATCTGGTGCCGGGGGGCATTTACTGCCGGGGGCATATCGTGCCGGGGTGATGGAATACCAGGTCGAACGACCAAAGCGCTGATTGCTCGTCAATACGCCTGCCTCTTCAAGCCAACGTAGTGCATTGCGAACGGCACGTTCTGACAGGCAGGTACGCACGCCAATAGTGGCAATGGAAGGCCAGCAAACACCCTCGTCATTGGCGTTATCGGCCAAGGAGATCAGAACTGCCTTCTGAGCTGGGCTCATGCCGTGCAGTGGCCAGCACGCGCTCATGATGACGGTGCTCATACAGAAACATCCTGGACAGGAACCAGCGATGCCTTGAGGTGATCAAGGCATTCCCGGCTGAAGTGATATTTGGACGCGCGCGAATATTGGCTACGCACCATCAGGGCAGCGCGCATCGCGGCGGATTGGTGGGCGATGAGGTGTTGCGACACCCTTGGAGAATTTGCAGATCGTGTCGGAGCACGGCCGGTGTTGCCTGGAACAGTGTTCATGCTCATAATGGCCCCGCATTGTTGTACAAGTTGTTGAAGAAGCCGGGGCGCAACCCGGCTTTTTTTTGCCTGAAATTCAGGCGATTGATTTCCCACAGACGCGACGAATCCCGCCGACTGAGCTGCTGCCCTCAGCGTTCAATGCCCCCTTGCGTCCTGTTGTGTTGCCGTCCATTTCCCTTCCCCTAATGGTCTTCCTGGTGCGAGCGGCTTAACTGCCGACTACGCCTTCATTACTCATCGGCCCACGCCGATGCTGCTTTGCTCGGTAAAACGCCTGTCTCTCAGGCGACCTTTACCGACTGCTCCATCACGTTCAATTCGTGACGGACATGCTCGATTTCTTTGCGGATGGCTTGTTTCTCGATCTGAGTTACCCGGCCGTCATCCAGCGCGGTATGCACGGCAAGGGTCAGGTCAGCGATTTCCTTGCCCACCTGCATCATCGAAGCCGTAAGCGCCTTAGGAGCCGGGGTTTCCTTTTTCACAAGATCGAAACCGAACTGATCAGCCAGGGCGGCAATCGGGCGCATGTCGCCGGTGTGCAGCAGGATCCCGAACAGGTGCTCGATGGTCAGGTGATGTGCATCGTTGTCTGGGTTAGCACGCTGCAGCAGGCTGACATGGGGTACTCCCATCTGGCCGGCCAGTACCTTCGCTTCGTTGTCCAGGACTGCGCTTTGGCAAGCCCGCAGAAATTCGTCCATCCGTAAAACCTCTGTTTTGTTTCAGTGGCTGCATGCCACTACGGGTTGCAAAATGTTTCTCACAGGCTAAGCGGCGCTATCCGGCGCCTTAGGTTCAGCGCATAGCTCGCGAGCGGTGATAAGCCCATTGGTCAACTCTTCTGCCTTGAACGCAGTTTTCGCACTCATGGAGTAAGCGCCGGTAACCCAGTAGGAAACCGCCGCTTGAGTAACCCCCAGCGCCAGAGCGGTTTTGGTTTGCCCGCCGAAGTGCTCGACGAGCCTTTCGATAGGGGTCATTGAGAGCCCTCCTGATAAGCACGCTTATATCGTATAAAGAAGGAGGCTTATTTGCAAGAGCATAAGGGAACTTATAAATTTACGGACATGACGACATTAGCCGAACGCATGAAGCTCGCACGCAAGCATGCGAACCTGACCCAGAAAGCGCTGGCCGAAAAGGCTGGCGTTGAGCAGCCCGTGATCTCGCAATTGGAGACGGGAAAGAATCAGCAAAGCGCTCACCTTGCTAAATTTGCGCATCTCTGCGGCGTCAGCGCCATTTGGCTTTCTGACGGGATTGGATCGATGACCGATAAACAGTCGGGCGACTCAAATGTGCGGATGGCTCACCAGCCCGCAGAGCTTTATCGATACCCCGTAATCAGCTGGGTCTCTGCCGGCTCTTGGGAGGAGGCAGTTCAACCCTATCCCGATGGATTTTCAGACCGCTACGAGCTTTCTGATTACGACTCCAAAGGTCCGGCGTTTTGGCTGGAGGTGAAGGGCGACTCGATGACTGCACCAACCGGTACCAGCGTACCTGAGGGAATGCTCATCCTGGTCGACACAGAGGCCGACGTTAAGCCTGGCAAACTTGTGATCGCGAAGCTCCCGGCTAGCAATGAAGCCACCTTCAAGAAGCTGGTGGACGACGGAGGGGTGAGATACTTGAAGCCGCTGAACCCGGCTTACAAGATGGTTGAG